TTACATGGCATATCAATCTCCTAAAATTTTAATTGCCACACTTTTTCGTGTTGGCTTCCCTTGTATCGCATAGACGCTGCATCAAACCACAATGCAATCTCGCCCTCCCATTCACCATGACGCTGCTTATCACATATCAACAAGCAATCAGGTGCGTTTAACTCTTCTTCTTTCGCCTTACCACTACGAATTAACTTTTCTTTTTTCTTGTTACGCCAAACAGTCATTACATTGTCTACCTGGTTAGTAATGTCTGCTGAGCCAGCCACATCCATTTTATTAGGTGGGCTAAATTCGTCTTCGCCTTTACGGCTGTGAGCAATCAAATGCACATGGACATTTAAATCCCTAGCGGCTGCACATAGCTTATCCAAAAACTCTTTCTGTGCATTCATGTCATCGGACCTTACACCGCACTTCATTAAGCTGTCAATCACAAAATGTTGCACACCAAGCGTTTCAGCTACATAATACAAAACAGCAATTACACGCTCACCGTTTACTGTGCCTTGCTGGTCATACATATACAGCCTGTTATCTAAGAATGTAAAGTATTCACCGATAAACTTCTCTGTAGGCTTCTCTGTCCCTGTGGCCTGTCTAGTCATACGCTGTAGGGTTGAGTATGGGTGCATCTCAAACGAAGCCACACATACCTTAAAATCCTGCTGCACGATAGAGTTGATCACTTGGCCAACTAACTGACTCTTACCATGGCCGTTAATCCCGGACCACAGACTCACTTCACCTAAACGCAACCTAAATTGGTCAAAGGTCTTTTCCCAAGGCAACTTAACGCCTTGCATCTGCTCGTCTTTGTAGAAGTAGTCTATAACCTCGGCTTGGTACTGGCTTGCTGACTTAACATTAGCCTTGTCTTCTTCCCTAGCTTTCATAAAGCCTTCAAAGTCAACCTTGGGCAACATCATGCTTGCTCGTTTGCGTCTAGCCTCGTCTAAAGCTGTAGCGCCTCTCTCTAGGTTACTCATAATCTACCGCCTCTCTAATTCTTTCGTAAGCTAACTGTAAACGCTGTAAGTCAGTTTCGTCAAGCTCTTTATTTTTCTTAAGCTCAAACGCAGCCAGCAGAACGATTTGCGACTCAAACTTAATGGCCTCTAAAATGTCAGTTGCATAAAACTTCTTCTTAACCGGCGCTTTGTGCTGCACCTTCTCTGGAAACAGATCGCCAATGTCAACTCCAACAGCCCCGACAACATCAACAGCACTGCACCCGGCAAAGCAATGCAATAGTATGTGACCGTCAGCTTCCTCTTTAATGGATAGGCTAGGGCTTCTATCATCATGTGCCGGGCAACAAGCAAGCCATGAGTTACGGCCGGTAGACTTTACCTTGTTTAAACGGCCCAATAGATTGTTGATCATATGGCCCCCTCAAATACATCACCAGGATTAGGCGTTACATCAGCCACTCGCTTGATCCAGTTAAGCATAAACTTGTTGTAGTCTGTCTTAAGCCTTTGACTGGGCTTTTGCTTGATCCATGCCCCGGCCTTATCAAACTCTTTCAAAATGTCCACATAAGGGAAGTCAACTTCAGCCTTCTCTAAGAAAGCCTGGTAATTAACCCATCCATAGCCTAATTCATAAGAAAGCTTATTGGTCGTGTTCTTTGGTCTTTTGTCTTCTAATCTATTCTGTTCTATTCTCTTCTCTTCTGCCGTGATGAAATCTGACGGCGTCATGATGGCGTCATGACGATTAGTGTCTAATGCCGTATCATACTGTTGCTTAATGTCTTGTATTAGGTGCCTCATCTTAGGGTTGCTAGTGGCCGAACTCATTAAACGCTTGGCTACTTTTAGGCAAGTGATCTTGTTTTCTTCATTCTCAAATAGACCTAAGGTGATAAATCGCTTCATCATCTCTTCCACTTTTTGTGGTGTTGAGTTTGTATTGCGAGCAATTACCCTGGCATCGTGCTTTAGCTCAAAGGTAATGTTGTCTGCCGATGTCTTGCCTACGATCAGCTCTATGCAATACCAATATAAGCCATAACCCTCAAGGCCATAATCAAGTAGGACCTCTTGCAGCTTCTCATCTAGGTTAGCATTTGAGTCGTGTCTAAACCATTCCATATGTTTTCTCCAAAAAAAAGGGCTGCTACCTAGGTGGGACAAGCACCTAAATAACAACCCTGATACCAGAGGCATCAATAATCACGACTTCTTGTCCAAGCCATTATTCATACCACTAGCCAACATATTAGCATGGATGTTTTTTGTTTGCAAACTAAAAATAATTTAAAAATATGTTAAATAATGCTTGACAGCTTCCGAGATCGGTATAAAATGTCTACATCAACAACGCAAACGGAGAAACAAAATGACAGACAAACAAAAAACAATTAGAACTTTAGTAGCAAAACATGGCAGCGTAACTATTAATGTTAGTAAAGAAGGCGTTGCAACAATGGCCACAATTAAATGTTTAATTAAAGATGGCTATTCTGCAAAAAAATTGCCAAACAAATTATATGTAATTAGTATTTAATTAACAAAATTAAATTGGAGATTAACATGAATTTAGATACAGTATTTATTTACAGCTCAAACCCAGATTTACGGGGCAAAACATTTGATGTGTATTGGACTTTATTAGAAGGTCAATCAAAAGTTATGATTCCTGATGACATTGTGCTTCACTCTTTAGAGCAATTAGATAATACAGAAAATCTTAAAAATGGTGTAAGCGATTTTGGTTTTACATTAAAGAAAGCATTTGGTGAATTCAACTTATCACCAGAGGCTCAGAAAATATTAACTGGTGAACCATTCACTCAATTTATAGATAATGGCAAATCAGCCATTGCTATTAGTCAATTCTTATCAGAACAGTCAAGAGAATTTGGCTATGGTTGGGAACAAGCATTTAAGACCTACTCAAGAGAAGCAGGCAACGCTGCAAGTCAAGCACAATTGTTATTTGGTAATTTGACTAAAGGCATTGAGGATGCGTTTGTAAATTTTGCCAAGACAGGTAAGTTAAGTTTCAAGAGTCTACTTAGTGACATTGCTGAACAGATTCTACGCAGTAATATCAAACAATTATTATCAAATTTGTTTACACCTCAAGGCTCATCAAGCAGCACACTAGACACCATCATAGGTGGTGCAAGGAATTTATTAGGATTTGCCAGTGGCGGTATGATTCCAACTAATGGCCCAGTCATTGTTGGTGAACGTGGTCCAGAATTAATAAGTGGAGCTGCTGGTAGAACTGTTACACCTAACTCTGCACTAGGCGGCAGTGTTGTTTACAACATCAATGCAGTAGATGCACAGAGCTTCAAACAAATGATTGCAAGAGATCCTGCATTTATTCATGCAGTAGCTAGTCAGGGTGCTAAAGGCATCCCAGGGAGATATTAATGTCATTTCAATATATTATAAATGCCGCTGAATCAATCAGCGTGGAAACTAAAAAAATTGTTGCTAGTTCAATAACAAGAAGTGGTATTGTTCGTTCTGTAAGTAGAGGAAACGGAGCTTGGAAATTTTCAGTAAAACTACCTGATGGGCTTGCTTGGTCTGACTGGCGTAGCAAAATTACTGAACTTGAAAAGTTAGATAGAACCACTAGTGGCTCTTTTTATATCAATGCAACTGGACATAGTTGGCTTAGTGGTTATCAAGGCAACAGTGTAAATTCAACTGGATTTGTTGCCAGTATTATCAAAGGTAATTCAAGCATAACATTGACTACAAGCCCTACCACATCAAGTGGTTATAAATTTAGGGCAGGTGATTTAATTCAATTAGGTTCTACTGGTAAAGTCTATACTGTAACTGCTGATGTTGTTTATAATTCAAATACAGTAAATTTGCATAGACCAATACTAGAAGACACTGCCAGTGGCGTTAGTCTACTTGTAGGAGCTAATTGTCAATTTACTGTAATCTGCACTGAATTCCCACAGTGGACATTATTTGCACGTAATCAAGTCAGTTGGTCAGGACCATTTGTGTTTAATGAGGTTATATCATAATGGCTATTGATTTAACCTCATATACTAATATTGAAAGTGGATTATTTGTTGAAATTATCTGCAGCAAATATAGGACAACTAGCAGTGGCAGTTATACTACAACAGCCTTGAGATTTACTGATAGGATGCAGCCATATACAATTGAAGGCGGATATTATTCAGCTGTAGGACAGTTACTTAATATAACCAGCACCAGCAGCGAACTGCGTGTTAGCCCTAATGATTTAACAGTTAGTATTAGTGGCATTGCTACTGATAGTGCTAGTTTACTACAAATTATTTACAGCAAGTTTAAAGGTAGCACTATCAATATCTATAGAGGTATTATCAATAGTAATACTGCATCATTAATAAGCA